CCTGGAAATGGTCCGCGCACCATTGAACCCTCGTCACCGGAAGGGTTTTCACAGACGCAAGTCACCATAACTTTTGAGGCATACGAGCAAAGCTAGAATTTCTTCAGCCACTACCGTTCACCACAATGGCTGTCACTGTTTTGTCCGGTACGTCCGGCGCCCTTTACTACAAACCCGCTGGCACCACCGGATCCTTCGGTGAATCTGGTGTCAATGTTGGTAGCGATGAGATCACTGTTGAGCCTTATCTCAACTTCAAGGTTGGCGATCCCGTCAAGTTCAGCGTGATCAACAGCCAAACCGGCGGTTCCGGTACTGGCACTCTGCCCGCTGGTATCTCGGCTGGCACCACCTATTACGTCATTGCCTACGCTGCTGCGACTGGCGTGATGCAGGTTTCTGCCACCGCAGGTGGCGCCACTATCACCATCACTGACGACGGCACCGCTGCTGCTCCTAACGAGTTCCAAGTTGCCTACGCCGATTACGCCGCTGTCGGCCAAGTTCAATCCTGGGCATTTGAAATTTCACGTTCGGAAATTGACGTTACAACCATCGGCCAAACCGCTGGTCAATACGCACCTTTCCGCGCTTACATCCCCGGTTTCGCTGATGGCTCCGGTTCTGCCACGGTGTATGTAACCAACGAAGATTCCGCCCTGTCCAATCGCATGGTGGAAGACGTGCTGCAGCGTCAGCAAGTTGGTTGCGCCTTCAAGCTTTACACCGACAAGCAAAGCACTGAAGCTCTGAGCCGCTCCATCGCCATGGATGCCGTTCTGCTGACTGCCAGCCTGAACATCAACCCCGACGACGCTCAGCAGGTTGAAATCACCTTCCGTCCCGCTGGCGTTCCCACCTTCGACTTCAGCACCTCTGCCTGATAGCGTCCTTTTGGGTTACTCCTCACACCCCCGAGTTGCATCGGGGGCTTTTTTATGTCTAAAGTATCAACAAACAACCGATTTTTATGCCTGCCCCCGCATCGTCAGCTCTTGCCCGCCTGAAGAAGGCCGCCAATCTGACACCCGTAAAGCGTGCGGTGACTTTGGCGAATGGCGATGTGTTTGAGTTTTACTCTGCACCGCTGACCATGGCGGAACGTGAGCGCGCACAAAAGATGCCTGGCGGTGATGACCCCAATGGTTTTGCCCTGAATTTGCTGGTCACTAAAGCGGTTGATGACGCTGGTCAACGCCTGTTTCAGGCCGGTGAAATCGCTGAGCTAAAAAACGACGTCATGGATGCAGATCTTCAGGCGCTCATGCTGGCCATCATCACCAATCCAGAGGAAGAAAAAGACCTTGACATGAAAAGCACTAAAGGCTGATCTCAAAAAAGACAACCTATTGCTGCTGCAGCTTGGAGTAGCGAAAGAGCTTGGCTACACGCTGGCCAAGTTGAACGAAGAAGTGACCATGGAAGAGTTGCTGCTTTGGTCTAGTTATTTTGAGCTGCAAAACGAAGAGCAGGAGCGTCGCATGAAACGGCGTCGGTAGACTGCTGATAGCAAAAGGGTTGTGCCGTGTCTGTCGTCGCCAACGTTGCCATCAATGTTGATAGCCGTGGCGCAACTCAGAAACTGCGCGAGGTTCAGCTTGGTGCCAAGGCGACAGAGAAGGCTTTTGGCGCATTAACTCAAGCTGCAGCGGCTTTTGGGGCAAGCTTCGCCATTGGCAAAGTTATTGCTGACGTTAAAGAGCTTGACACCAACCTGCGTCGTCTTGGCACTGTTGGCGGTGATGTCGCGGCGCTAGATAAAGGTTTAGGGCAACTCAGCAAAAACCTTGACGGTGTTGCGAATAAAGCTGAGCTTGCGGCTGCAAGTTATCAGGCTTTGTCGGCTGGTTTTACTGAGACTGGCGCAAACCTAAAACTTGTCGAGGCTGCAACCAAGGCTGCTGTTGGTGGTCTTGTTGATGTGACCAGTGTGGTGGAAGTGACCACCAAAACTTTGAACGCTTATGGCCTTAGTGGTAATCAAGCGATCAAGGTCACTGACAGCATCAGCAAAGCGATTGAATACGGTCAAGTTCAATGGTCTGATTACACCAGTCAGCTGGGCCGCGTTGTGTCGGTTGCCGCGTTGGCCGGGGTTTCTATTGATGAAATCAATGCGTTTATTGCTGCCGCAACCAAAAACGGCGCAACGGCAGAAATTGCATTTACTGGACTTAGCGCGGCTCTGTCTACTTTGTTAGACCCGACCGAAAAAAGTAAAAAAGCGGCTGAACAGCTTGGTATTCAATGGAACATCGGGGGATTACAGGCCAAAGGTTTTAGCGGCTTGCTTGAAGAGTTGAGCAAAAAGCAAGACACCAACAAGGTCGCCGTAGCGCAATTACTTGGATCGCAGGAGGCAATGCGCGGTGTGTTTGCTGCAAATGCAAAAGCTGGCAAGGACTATCAGATGATTCTTGAAGGCCTTGGTGGAGCGGCGGGCAAAACGGATAAAGATTTCCAGACAATGAAAGACAGCCTTGACAATCAACTCAAGGCGCTCGATACGGCGTTTAAGAATCTCAGTGAAGCACTAGGCAAGGCGTTTGGCGCTGCTGTTATTGATTCAATTGGTGATTTAACTGGGGTTGTCAACGGTTTTGCGGATGCAATAAATGCTGTTCCAAGACCTGTCCTTGATGCGGCTGCCGCAATTGCAAAAGCGGTTATTCAAGTGCTGTTGTTGCAAAAGGCAATTCAGGGGATTCTCGCGTTGCGCGCTGCATTGCTTGGCATGTTTGCTGCTACGGCAACTGGGGCGGCAACTGCCGCAACTGCTACGTCTGGCTTGTCCATGAACATGCGTTATCTGCAGGGTTCAATGGCAGCCGCCCAAACTCAAACATCTGGCTTGGTTAGTGTTCTTCGCAATCTTGCCGCGTTTGGTGTCATCACTGTTGGCATCAATCTTGTGGTGACCGGTCTGCAAGAGGCAATGGCGGCGGCGGCTGAAACCCGTCGTCTTCGTGGTGAACGTGCTGCTGGTGGAGCTGCTGCTATTTACGGAGGAAGTGCAACTGCTCAGCAGAAGGCTACCGCTCAAAAAACACTTGAAGCAGTACGAAAGGAACAACAGCGTTATCAGCAGCCAGGAACAATTGCGGCTCAAACAGTCTTGGGGCCTGCGTCGCAATTATTTGGCGTCCCTACTACCGCTCAAGCGGGTGCTAGACGCACTGTTCTTGCTGAACGGGCAATTCGCGCCCAAGCAACAATGGGCCTGCCAACCCGCACAGAGACTGGACTGCCAACGCCAACGCCAACACCTCAAGCACCAACGCCAGGCGAAGAAGGCAAAGGCAAAGGCAAAGATAAAGCAGCAGAACAGGAGGCGCGTATGCAAGCGCGTCTTCAAGGATTGAGCATTGAAACTAACGCAATTCAAAAACAACTTGAGATACGGCAAAAAATTACAGATGCCGAGATTGCGGGCGATCAACAATTAGCCACAAGGCTTCAAGGTGAAGAACGTATTCAGCAGATTATCGCCGGGCTGCAAGGTGACTTGGTTGGTATTACGGATGAACGCGAAAGGCAGGCGGTTATCACAAAAACAGCCGTAGAAATTGATGCTGCTCAAGCGCAAACCGCTGGCGAACTAGCCAAGCTTGATGCCGCAAAAACAAAGGCTGTTGCCGATGTTGTGACCGGTTTGGACATGGAGCTGCTGGGATTGCAGGCAAATACTGATGTCAAAAAACAGGCGCTGCAATTTACTCAAATTGAAAACCAATTAAAGGAACAGGGAATCAAATTAACCGAGCAAGACATTGAAGCCATCCGCAGGAAAATTGCTGAAATAAGCAAAGCCAAAAAGGAGCAGGAAGAGATCAATGCAAAGCTGCAGATGGAAAAAGATTTATTCGAAGGGATGGCAAATACTGTCGCCGGAACATTTAGCAGCGCATTTGATGCTGCAGTTTCTGGCACGGAAAACCTTGGGGAGGCACTTGGCAAACTTGGAACTGATCTTTTGGCAACTATCGGCAAGATGCTGATTATGTATGCCATCGCTCAAGCTCTTGGCGCACTGGGCGGAAAAGATGGTGTTGGAGTTTTCTCTTTCCTTGCCAAGGCTTTTGGATACAAAGAAGCCAAGGATGGTGCTTACTGGCAGGGTGGCTTCCAAGCATTTGCAGACGGTGGTGTCGTCACTGGCCCGACAATGGGACTTATTGGCGAAGGTGGTGAACCGGAATATGTAATTCCTCAATCAAAAATGCGTAGTGCCATGAACCGCTACGCTGCTGGCGCCCGTGGTTCCGCTGTTATCCCTGCAGGCGATGGAGGCGATGGCGGTACTGCCACTATGGCCGCAGCACCTGGCGCAATCGACGTGCGCTACACAGTGGAGCGTATCAACAGCGTG